TACACAGACGGACCTTGGATGTATAAAGGTGCAAAGATGTGTCTAATGTGGCCTATTTGGCATTATGCTTTTCCGGATGCTAAGTGGATTATCGTTCGTCGTCGCTCTGGAGATATTGCCAATTCATGTTGTAAGACTGGATTTATGAGAGCATTTCGTAACCCAGTCATACAGAAAGCGATTGGAGTTACTAATGAACGCGACGGTTGGTTATGGTGGGTTAATCAACATCTTGATAGATTCAGAGAAATGATTGATGAGGGTCTAAATTGTAAAGTCATCTGGCCTGAGCGAATGGTTTCTGGAGATTATCATCAAATGATGGAGACAATTGAATGGCTCGGACTAGAATGGAAATCCGAGGTCCTTAATTTTATTGACCCTAAGTTGTGGAAAGCCCGGAGGAAATAATGGCAAGAACAAATTCAGCAGACGTCAAAAATATAATTGACACGGATCTTGAAGACCCTGTCATTAACGCTTTCATTAACAGTGCAAATCTGATGATTACAAAACACCTGGGGACAAGTACAGATTTATCTGCTGCCCAGAAGAAAGATATTGAGATGTGGTTGACTGCACATTTGATTTCAGCTACTCGAGATCAGCAAGCCCAAGAGGAAAAGGTTGGGGATACTCAAATTAAATATCAAGGTAAGACTGGGATGGGATTGGATTCTACCTTCTACGGACAACAGGTGAAGATGTTAGATACCTCTGGAGTATTAGCGTCTAAGTTAGGTAAGAAGGAGGCAAGGATGTACACTGTACCAGGGTGGAATGATTGATGAATTTTAAGGAACATATAAGGTTCTACTCAGATGTAGAGATAAGCAGTTGCCCTAAAAAGGTAATCGGGAGGGCTCATTCTAATTGTGCTAAACGATTATGGCAAAACCTATATATGACTATTACCCAAGCCTTAAAATGGCTTAAATCAAATATAAGAAGGTGGATGCATGGCGCGGTTTCCTGAACGACATCTAAATCAGACAGCAGTCTATTGGGAGTCTCCAACTAATGACGGACGAGGTGGTTATACCTATGATGACCCGGCTGAGATAGATTGTCGCTGGGTAGGTAAGATGGAAGTCATTACGGGAATGAAGGGTGATGAACCGGGAATAGAGGTTATATCTACTGCTCAGGTTTTAGTGAAACAGGATGTAGATGAAAACGGTGTCTTATATCTCGGAGAATTGACAGACTTAACATCTGGACAAAGAAGTAACCCAAAATTAATTGACACGGCCTTCAAGATAAAACGGTTTGAGAAAATACCAACAATAAAGTCGGGAAGGTTTCTAAGAAAGGTGTATCTATAATGTCTAGATTGCTTACAGGGAAGAAGGGTGGAACTAAAGCAAACTCGTTATATAATGTTCTTAATAATCTGAACAGTGAAATTCGAGGTATTGAAAAACGTACGACAAAAGGTTTTATCAGAGCGGCTATCGTTATCCACAGAGCAATGGAGACAGAGGAACCTAAGATTCCAGTGGATACGGCCAATCTCCGTCATAGTTGGTTTTCAATTACTGCTCATGGTGTTCAAGACGGGTCTAATCCGGCATTTAAAGGCCCCAACGCTGGAGAAATGAATAAGAATCATTCTGCCACATTGGCCCAATTAAGAGCAATGGTAATGGGTTCCCAGAAACCAATGATGATTATGGGATTTACTGCATCTTACGCTTGGTTTGTTCACGAAATGGTTGATGCTAGTTTTCAGCGCCCGGGAGCAGGTAGTAAATTTTTGGAGTCTGCTCTGACTCGGAAGAAGATGGAAATTGTTGAAGTAATTAGACAAGAGGCCCACGTATGAATTCGGCAAGCGAAGACATAAAAGATATTCTCGAAAGTATTTCCAGCCTCGGTCTGGCTTTAGCAACGGACTTGTTCATTGGATTGGAACCTAGTACACCAGATGATTGTGTCACAATATTTGATACCCCAGGTGGTCCTCCGGAATTAAATTTTGATGGAGCTGGTGATCTTAGTAATCCATTCATTCAAATTCGGGTTCGTAATAATGCATACCTAACTGGTTGGAATGTAATGAATGACATCAACACGGAATTGCATGGATTAGGAAGCCCCTCAGAAGTCTGGAATGGGACAACCTATCTATTAATAGAATGTACCCAAGAACCTGCCTTATTAGACTGGGATCAAAACGGTCGGGCTCGTTTCGTAGTTACATATAATATCACAAGAAAATGAAAGGAGAACTAGAATGAGTATTATTGGTCACAAAACCCAGTTAAGACGCTGGAATTCAGTGACGGCACTGTGGGTGGAGGTTGCTAAGGTGCGGAATCTTAGTGGACCTACTATGAGTCGGGATACCATTGATGACACAGCGTTTGACACTGCAAACACTTACCGTGAATTCATTTCCGGATTGAGAGATGCGGGTGAGGTTACAATCACTTTAGCTTTCAATCGCGACGGATATGAAATCATGAAGACCGATTTTGAAGATGACACCGCTCAGAATTATGAGATTGTCCTGCCGGACGCAGATACAACCAGTCTTGAATTTGAAGCGTTTGTCACTGAGATGCCTTTGGATGTTCCATTGGATGATTTGGTGACTGTGGACGTCACCTTTAAAATAACCGGTCAACCCAATCTTGAATCAGGTAGTGGTCCAAGTGCAGGTGCTTAAACAATCAAATCTTTAATTAAGGAGGCTAATCATGCCACTTCTTACCAAGGAACAGTTACTTGCTAAACAGAAACTCAACATTGAAAAGGTTGAACTTGCTAAAGGCGATTATGTCTATGTGCGTGAAATGACGGGACATGAGCGAGACCGTTGGGAGAATTCTCTCTTGAGAATTACCACATTAGCAAATGGAGTTCAGAGAATTGAACAAGTCAACGATGATTTTCGAGCAAAGTTAGCAGTGAATACTGTTTGTGACAAAGAAGGCAATCTGATATTTGCTCCCGAAGATTACGCCGATTTAAGCGATAATATATCCGGGATTTCATTAGCGAAGATTGCCACCGTTGCAGAGAGTCTGAACAAGGTTAAATTAGAACAGCAGGAGAGTGTGTCAAAAAATTTGAAGCCCGGCCGGAAAAAAGATTCTATTTCCAGTTAAGTCGGGCTCTTGGATACGGGCACCCAGATCATATGTTAGCAGAATTGACATCCAACCAAATCACAGACTGGATTGCTTACAATAAAATCGATCCGATTGGAGAGTGGCGCTCAGATTATAGAATCGCTCTGGTATGTGCTACGATTGTCAATGTAGGTAATTCTTTGATTTATGTTATGAAGGGACTCTGGTCAAAACGGGCTGGTAGAAAACCAAAGTTCGTTACTGTTCAAGACTTCATACCAGATTGGGATGGTAAGAAAACGAAGGATGAGGTTCCTGACCAATCTATAGAGGAACAGAAGAGAATGCTTTTGAGTATTGCTAAGACTTTTGGAGCTACAAAAGGAAAGAGAACTAAAAAATGAAATCACTTGGTCAATTGGTTGTTGGACTTGGAGCGGATACCACTAAATTAAATCGTGATTTAGGGCAAGCCTCAAACAGTCTCAAAGCATATCAGGCAAAGGCTCTTGCATTGGGGCAGACTATGACCCAGGTTGGTCGACAGATGTCTATGAAAATGACATTACCTATTATGGCGACGGGAGTAGTTGTGGCAAAAGCCGGAGCGGATTTCGAACAATCTATGAATTTGGTTCAGGCAATTACCAATGCAACAAGTGAACAGTTTAAAATGCTTGAAGATCAGGCAAGACACCTTGGTGAGGTGACTCAATTTTCAGCGTCACAGGCGGCGGATGGTATGAGTTTCCTTGCCAAGGCCGGTTTTAAAGTTGATGAAATTTATAAGGCAATGCCTGCCAATATTAATCTTGCGGCGGCGGCCAATATGGATCTCGCTCGTTCTGCTGATATTGTTTCTAATATTATGCGGGGGTTTGATATTAAGGCGGAAGATGTAGCTCATTCCGTGGATGTTCTTACTAAGACATTCATCAGTTCCAATACAGATTTAGAAATGCTCGGGGAGGGTATGAAATATGTTGCCCCCCTTGCAGAAGGTTTGGGATTTG